TGAGGTCGGGCATGCGCTCGAAGACCTGGCCGTTCGCTGGCTGCGTTTGGCTGGCTTCGACCTGTACACCCGCAAGGCCGGCGGAGGCCAATTCGGCTTTTCCGTGGCGGGCGGCCGCATCCAGGGCCATGTCGACGGTGTGATCAACGCCGCCCCAGGCGAGCTCGGGCTCCGGTGCCCGTCGCTATGGGAATGCAAGACCATGAACGACAAGTCCTGGCGGGACACGGTCAAGCTCGGCGTCGCCCGGTCCAAGCCGGTGTACGCAGCGCAGATGGCGATCTACCAGGCCTACATGGAAGCCGCCATTCCCGGCATATCGCGCAACCCCGCGCTGTTCACCGCGATCAACAAGGATTCGCAGGAGATCTGGTTCGAGCTGGTGCCGTTTGACGGCGGACTGGCCCAGCGCATGTCCGATCGCGCGGTCCGGGTCATTTCCGCATCCGATGCCGGCGAGTTGTTGCCACGCCATGCAACGACCCCGACCCATTTCGAGTGCAAGTCGTGCTCCTGGCAAGACCGCTGCTGGGGGGCGACGTGACGACGAACGATATCGTGTGGCTCGACTTCAACGACGCGGCCGAACCTCGAAATGAACTCGTAAATGACACGGAGACGTTGCGTACCGGGTTGCTGGATCGGCTCGAAGCCGTCTTGCACTACCTGTTCCCCCAAGGCCGCATGCGGGGCGGCAAGTTCTATGTCGGCGACACCGACGGCTCACCCGGCAAAAGCCTGGTCGTCGAGCTCGACGGCGCTCGTCGCGGTTTGTGGAAGGACTTCGCCACCGACGATGGCGGTGATGTCATCGACCTGTGGGCACGATCCCAGGGGCTGTCCACGCGCCAGGATTTTCCCCGTCTTGCCACGGAGATTCGCCAGTGGCTGGGAGTCGCACCGCCTGCGCAGTCCATTGCTCCTCACGCGGTCCGTACCGTTGCTGTCGATGAGCTTGGCCCCTACACCGCGAAATGGGATTACCTCACGCCCGAGGGCGAGCTGATCGCCTGTGTGTACCGCTACGACCCACCGACCGGCAAGGAGTACCGCCCCTGGGACGTGCGCGCCCGGATGTGGCGGGCACCCGATCCGCGCCCGCTTTACAACCTGCCGGCAATCTCAAAGCTGCAGGACGTGGTGCTGGTCGAGGGCGAGAAATGCGCCGATGCGCTAATCGCCTGCGGCATTGCGGCCACCACCGCGATGAACGGGGCCAGGGCGCCGATCGACAAAACCGACTGGCGACCGCTCGCTGGCCGCTCGGTGCTGATCTGGCCAGACCGCGACGCGCCGGGCTGGGACTACGCCGAGAACGCCGCACGCGCTTGTGTCGCGGCGGGCTGCGCTTCCGTAGCCATTCTGGTGCCGCCATCCGACAAGCCCGACAAGTGGGACGCGGCTGATGCCGTCGCCGAAGGCTTCGACTGCGATGGGTTCATCGCGCAGGGCGAGCGCCGCGTGGTCAAGGCGGCATTGCCGATGCTGCCGACATTCACGCTGGGCGCGCTGCTGGATGACGATTCGCCGCTGCCGCCTGATCTCATCTCGCCGCGCGTGCTGACGCCGGCCGGAATGCTGGTCTTCGGCGGCGCGCCCAAGGTCGGCAAGAGCGACTTCCTGCTGGCCTGGCTGACCCACATGGCCGCTGGTGCCGCCTTTCTCGGCATGCGCCCGTCACGCCCTTTGCGCGTGTTCTACCTGCAGGCAGAGGTGCAGTACCACTACCTGCGCGAACGGGTCAAAGAGCTGCGCATTCCACCCAGCCGGCTCCTGGATGCCCGCGCGAACTTCGTGGCCACGCCCCAGCTGCGCCTCGTGCTGGACGACGCCGGCCTCGCGCAGGTGATTCCTGCCATTGCGAATGCGTTTGGTGGCGAGCCTCCGGACATCATCGCCATCGATCCCATCCGCAATGTGTTCGATGGCGGCGACGCCGGTGGCGAGAACGACAACGGCGCGATGCTGTTTTTTCTCTCGCAACGGGTGGACCGGCTTCGCCAGGCGGTGAATCCGGATGCCGGGGTGATCCTGGCCCACCACACGAGGAAGCTGGGCAAGAAGCAGTTCGAGGAGGACCCGTTCCAGGCTCTGGCCGGTGCCGGCAGCCTGCGCGGCTACTACTCGAGCGGAATGCTGCTGTATCGGCCCGACGAGCTGCGCACGACGCGGCAGCTCATCTTCGAATTGCGCAATGGGCCGGGCATCCCCCTCAAGCACGTGGACAAGGTGCAGGGGGAGTGGCGCGAGGTCGAACCCAATGAGCGGCTGGTCATGCAGGAGTATGGCCAGCGGCTCGATGCCGAACGCCGCCGCAAACGCGATGTGATCCTGCAGATCCTGTTCGATGAGGCTGCGCAGGGTCGCTGCTACACCGCCAATCAGTTCGCCGAAGGCTTCGAAGGCAAGGCGGGGCTCGGCGGCGAGCGCACGATCCGCGAGCGGCTTTCTGCGCTCTCGACGCAGGGCTACATCAAGTATTTCCGCAATGCAGTCGACTACGGCCTGCCGCCAGCCCGCACCAAATTCGGCTACCTCTGCGTGGAAGGCATGGTCCTGCGCTCGGTCGCTGGCGAACCCGATCCAGACACCGGCGAAGTGCCGTTGCGCGAACTCGCCGTACAGCCCACCCACTTCAAATGCCCGCAATCGGGGGCCGCCTTGCCGGTCGAGAACCCCGAGGTGTGGGTTTACCAAGACGACATCAACGATCCTCAGGAGCCCGCATGAACACGCATCGACAAGTTGGCAAAACCGTTGCCAACTTCCCCCTGCTTTTTGCCGACGTCGGCAAGTTGGCAAACACCTGCCAACTTCAATCCATTTCACATCAACCCCTTGCGGAGTTGTCGGCAAATTGGCAAGTTGGCAGCGCCGCCAACTTGCCAACTTCAGCAAACCCGCATGGATACTGGGTTTTCCGGGAATTCCAAGTTGGCGAAAACTCCCCCTCCTACTACGTAGGAGAGGGAACAGCAGTTCCCTCTACCTTACGTGGAGGTTTGCCTGGAGGTCGGGATGGGGGCGGTCTGCCGGCGAACGGAAACGCGATCTTGGCGCTGGATCTCGGCACCCAGACCGGTTGGGCTCTGCTGGACCGTGACGGCGACATCAGCAGTGGAACCGAAGGGTTCAAGCCACAGCGCTTCGAGGGTGGCGGCATGCGCTACCTCCGCTTCAAACGCTGGCTCACCGAACTCAAGCAGGTTGCTGATGGTTTGGATGCCGTGTTCTTCGAAGAGGTCCGTCGTCATGCCGGCGTCGATGCCGCGCACGCCTACGGCGGTTTCATGGCCCATCTGACTGCCTGGTGCGAACACCATCAGATCCCGTACCAGGGCGTTCCGGTTGGCACGATCAAGAAGCACGCGACCGGCAAAGGCAACGCAAGCAAGGACGACATGATCGCTGCCGCCCGGCTTCTTGGATATGCGCCTACGGATGACAACGAGGCCGATGCCCTGGCGATCCTGCACTGGGCCATCCAGATCTACCACGATGGGCAGGAGGTGTGACATGAAGATCCCCACACCTCAGTACCGCAGCCCGCTGGGACGGCTCGTGCCAGAGCCCCGACGAGATCCCGAAGAGATCAAACGCGAGGGATGGCTCGACCAGCACATCCTCGTCATTTCACCCGAGGACACACGACTCGACTGGTCCGAGCGTGAGCTGCTCCGTCGCATTGGCAACCGCCTGTATGGGAACAAGGAGCGTCGCCATGGCTGAATGGAGCATCGATGAACTTGCAGATCGTTTTGTCGAGGCTGCACGCACTGCACATCGATTGCCCCCTGTGCGGGTGCAAGGCTATTTCAACGTCTGGCCGACGATCGTGCGCACGGAGTTCGAACGCCTGGCCTCCGACGATCCTGCACCCATCCGTTTTCCGCCGAGCCCTGCCGATGTCGACAGAATGCTGGAGGTCATGCGATGGGTGCAGTGTTTGGAGATGGACCAACGACACCTCGTGTGGATGCGGGCGGAGCGGTATCGCTGGTCAGAGATCGCCAAGCGCTTCGGTTGTGCACCGCGCACGGCACAACGACGGTGGGACATGGCCCTGCATCTCGTGGCACTCCATCTGGCATCGGGAAATTAAGTGAAGTTGCTGGTGGCTGCTAACGAGCGCCAGCCATTGCTAACGCTTGATGGGATTGCACGCTTTCCGGCGTGTCGCGTTTTGCGGCGATCGAGGGTAAATTCTCTCTATGGTTGCGAGAGCTGTGTCTCGCATCGAATCGACTTGTAGCCCGCCCGGAGCATCGCTCTCGGCGGGCTTTTCATTTATGAATGCCGATGAGCGCGCTGCAGATCCACTACCGTCCGATCGACTCGCTGATCCCGTACGCCCGCAATGCCAAGCAGCACTCGGATGCCCAGGTCGCGCAGATCGCCGCCAGCATCCGCGAGTTCGGTTGGGGTGCGCCGATCCTGATCGATGGCAAGAACAATGTGATCGCCGGCCACGGTCGCCTGCTGGCTGCCCGCAAGCTCGGCATGACGGAGGTTCCGGTCGTCCCGCTGGAGCATCTGACGGACACCCAACGTCGGGCGCTGATCCTGGCTGACAACAAGATCGGCGAGAACGCCTCCTGGGAAGACGAACTGCTGGGCATTGAGTTGTCCGAGCTGAAAGACGCCGGCTTCGACCTCGGCCTGACAGGCTTTTCTCCCGACGAATGGGAAGCGCTGATCGCAGGCGACGAAGCTACCAAGGACGGGCTCACCGACGACGATGCTGTGCCGGAAGTGCCTGAAACACCCATCTCCAAAACGGGCGACGTGTGGTTGCTGGGCGATCACAAACTGCTGTGTGGCGACGCCACCAAGACGGACGACTACAAGCTGCTGCTCGGTGACGAATTGCCGGACATGGCTTTCACCGATCCACCGTACAACGTGAACTACGCCAACACGGCCAAGGACAAATTGCGCGGCAAGAATCGTCCGATCCTGAACGACAACCTGGGCGACGGCTTCGAAGCATTCCTGCTTGCCGCCTGCCAGAACATCTTGGGCGTCACCAAGGGCGCCGTCTATGTCGCCATGAGTTCCAGCGAACTCGACACCCTGCAATCGGCCTTCCGCGCTGCCGGCGGTCGCTGGTCGACCTTCATCATCTGGGCCAAGAACACCTTCACCCTCGGACGCGCCGACTATCAGCGCCAGTACGAGCCGATCCTCTATGGCTGGCGTGACGGCACCGATCACTACTGGTGTGGCGCCCGTGATCAGGGCGACGTCTGGAACATCAAGAAGCCGGCCAAGAACGATCTGCACCCGACCATGAAACCGGTGGAACTCGTCGAGCGCGCGGTGCGCAACAGCAGCAAGACCAAAGACATCGTGCTCGATCCGTTCGGCGGCTCCGGCTCCACGCTGATCGCCTGCGAAAAATCCGGCCGCCGTGCCCGTCTGATCGAACTCGATCCGAAGTATGTCGATGTGATCGTGCGCCGCTGGCAGGACTACACGGGGCAAGAAGCGATACGCGCCAGTGATGGCGCGAAATTCGGAACGGTGCCGGAGGCGGATCAGCCGGTGATGGCGTAGATCCGCTCGCCGCCGTTCACCTTGGTCGACGTGATCGTCAGGCCCAGCTTCTTCTTGAAGGCGCCAGCAAAGGTGCCGCGCACCGTGTGCGGCTGCCAGCCAGTCACCTCAACGATCTGCGCGATGGTGGCGCCCTCCGGTCGCTTGAGCATCGCGATCACCTGGGCCTGCTTGCTGTTCTCGCGCGTGCGCGGCTTGGCTTGTTCGATGGCCTCGTCGATCGCCTTGGCGCTGACCGGCGCCTTGCGCGGTACGCCCAGCGCCTCGTAACCCTCGGCGGCGATGAACCAGTCGTCGCCGGTGTTCGTGATCAGAGTGCGGTTGGACAGTCCGTCGAGAACCTTCTTGCGCGCGCCGCCTTTGATGTGGTCCGGGAACCAGGTGATCTTGCCCTCGGTGTGTTGATGGGCATAGGCCAGGATGGCGTGTTGGGCGGGTGTGAGCTGAGTGGTCATTTGGATCTCCGTCGACGTGGTTGATGGTGTTCGCATGAACGCTTCAATCCGCCACGAAGACAAGTCGTTTCGGCGCATTCGTCGCTTCTTTCTTGAACAGGCCATCGATGCCCCGCAAAGCCCCCACGCCCTGTCGCCACCCCGGTTGCGGCAAGCTGGTCCAGGACGGCTCCGGCTACTGCGCCGAACATCAGCGGAACAAGGTCGGCTGGTACCAGGACCGTCGCAGTGCGCATCAGCGCGGGTACGGCGCGAAGTGGCAAAAGCTGCGCGCCTTCGTCATGCGACGCGACCAAGGGCTGTGCCAGCCGTGCAAACGGTCCGGACGCCTGACGCCGGCCGTGGCGGTGGACCACGTCGTGCCCAAGTCACAAGGCGGCGCCGACCACCCCGACAACTGCCAGGCGATCTGCCACCGCTGCCACGTGCTCAAAACGGCCCAGGAGTCGCGCCAACCGCGTGACCCGGCGTTCAAGCCTGGGGCGCCCGGCAACGACAGCTTTTGATGCCCCCGGGTAGGGGGTGAAATCCTTGGGCGCGATTCGCAAAAGACCGCGCGCCCCGTCAAATTTTTCCGCGTGCAAATTGAAACAGGGGGGACTCCCCCTGCGAGGACCCGAATCCAATGGCCGGACGCAAGCCGCTGCCCACCACCGTCAAGCAAATCAAGGGCACGCTGCAGAAGTGCCGCACCAACCTGCGGGAGCCCAAGCCGCAAGGGGATCTGGTCGAGCCACCAGAGTACATGAGCGAGGGCGCGAAGTCCGCCTGGCGCTATGCGCTGGAATGCGCACCGCCGCACCTGCTCAAGAAACTCGACATGTCGGTCCTTGAAGTGTGGGCCTGCGCCGCTGATCTGTACCGCAAAGCGCAGGCCGGCATCAGCAAGACCGGACTGCTCGTGAAGGCGCCGAACACTGGCGTGCCGATGCAGTCGCCGTACCTCGCCATTGCCAACAAACAGGCGCAGATCATGACCAAGGCCGCGACCGAGATGGGCTTCACGCCGGCATCGCGCTCCCGTGTCACGCTGCCCATGGAAGCCGCTGAGGACGATCTCGATCCTTGGGCGGACATCGCGGGATAGATGGAATGATGGCAACCCAAGCGCGTATCGATGTTCATCTGCTGACCCTCAACGAGCCTGATGAATGGCGCGAGGCCTGCATCGCCAGCCTCGCGGGCGCACCGATCCAGTTGCACGTCTTGCCGGGAATTCCTGGTCGCATCGGCCAGGCGCGTGCCGCTGGCTACATGCAAGGCACTTTGCCCCTGGTGTCCTTCGTCGATCCCGATGACCGGTACGAAGCCAGCACCTTCACTCAGCTGGCTGATGCGCTCGATGCTAACCCGCAGGCCGTGATGGCCTACACCGACGAAACGCTGACCGACGAACGTGGACGAGACATTGCTATGCGGCGCCTCCCCTACAGCCGCCAGCAGCACGAGGGCAGCGCCAGTCATGTGCACGGCCTGATCGTGATGCGTCGATGGGCCGTCGAAGCCGTGCTGAAAGAAACCACCGACATCAACAATTTTTCCGACTGGCTGCTGACGCTGCTGGTTGCCAAGGCAGGCGAAGTGCTGCACCTGCCCGTCATCGGACGGCATTGGCGACAGCATCCGCGCCAAAGCCATCGCATGGGCGACCTTGGGGCCGTCCGGCGCGTTCGCCAGTCTTTGGATTTCTCGCCCGATGAGCTCTAACTACGCCACCGTCGCTCGTCGCTACGCCGAAGCGGTGGTGGCCGGAGAAATCCTGGCCTGCCGCTGGGTGCAACAGGCCTGTCGCCGGCAGCTCGATGATCTGGCCCGGTACACGGGCAAGGCCAGCCCCTACCGCTTCAACCCGAAGTTGAAGGACAAGGAAGGCCGGACCTTTCAGCCCGCCGACAACCTGTGCGCCTTCATCGAGCGGCTGCCGCACGTCAAGGGGCCGCTGGCCGGTGAGCCGATCAGCCTGGAACCGTGGCAGGTGTTCATCCTCTCGACGGTGTTCGGCTGGGTGAAGTCCGACGGCAAGCGACGGTTCCGCCGTTCTTACATCGAGGTGCCGCGCGGCAACGCCAAGTCCACGCTGTCCTCGGCGGTGGGCCTGTACATGCTGGCCGCCGATGGCGAGGGGGGCGCCGAGGTGTATTCACTGGCCACCACGCGTGACCAGGCGCGCATCGTGTTCGGCGACGCGCAGACCATGGCGCGGCGCAGTGCCGGCTTTCGCAGCCGCTTCGCGGTGAACGTCGGCGCGCACAACATGCATGTGCTGGCCAGCGGCTCCAAGTTCGAGGCGCTGTCGGCCGAGGGCTCGACGCTGGACGGCTTGAACATCCACTTCGGCTGCGTCGATGAGCTGCACGCCCACAAGACGCGCACGGTCTATGACGTGGTCGAAACCGGCACCGGTAAACGCGACAACTCACTGCTCTGGGTGATCACCACCGCCGGCAGCAACCGCGCCGGCATCTGCTACGAGGTGCGCACCTTCGTCACCAAGCTGCTCGACGGGGTGATCCAGGACGACACCCAGTTCGGGATCATCTACGGGCTGGATGACGGCGACGCCTGGGATACCGAGCCGGCGCTGATCAAGGCCAATCCCAACTGGGGCATCTCGGTGCGCCCGGAGGTGCTGGGACCGCTGCAGGCCAAGGCC